CCCCGCCGGTGCCGTACTCATCCCCATTGTGCAGGATTTGTAAATCCCACCTACAATCGGAATCGCCGGAATACAATCCGTATCCGTCAATATCAGCCGCCTCTCCGTGCGTCATAAAGTGATCATAATCAATCGGATTCTCGAAGACTTCTGCAATCACCGCCGTCATTTGCGCCAGCGTTTCAATCTGTGCTTCTGTCGGCGCATATTCGCCCAAATCTTTCGGCGTTCCGTTATAGCAAGCGCACAGAGCAATAGCGATACTGCCCGTATTACGGTGCCACGTTGCAGACGGTGTTTCAGTAATCGGGCGGGTATTTATGATCTCTCCGTCACCGTCTATGCAGTAGTGATAATCGTCAAACGTAGTAAAGTGACGCCCTGCCGTCCAGTGATAATACGTCACGACCGGAAACGGGAATTGATAAAAATAATCTCGATTTGCAGTTAATTCTTGCTTAAATTCAGATATATTCATTTGTGTTCCTCCTTTATCGGCGGTACAATCGGCGGTTTCGACTTTTCCTTTTTCGCTTCTTTTTCTGCGGCGTCCGGTCTGCCGTCATGATTTTTGTCAACTAAAAAAACGGAAACAAAAGTAAAAGCCCCGACAACTGCCGGAGCTGTAAACTCTTTGAAAAATGATATTAAAAGCTGCGTATTAGCAACGCCTGTCCGCCACCAATCATGCAGCCATGCGGTTAATATCATCAAAAATAAAATGATAAGCCCTGTGCCGTACACATAGACAATCTGCATGGACGTTTGTATTTTCCTGCGGGCGGTAGGCAGATATGACATAGCTTTAGTCCACAATGCTTTTAATTTTGCCTGCATACTATCCCCTCACTGATTTAATAAATCTGATAAAAGCGTGTCCGATTTTAATTATTTCTGCGTCCAGCATATTTAATTTCTCAATGATGGATGTTATTTCGCAAAGTACCGGAATGATCAAAAATGCGAAAGAAACAACGTAATCAAATTGCCAACCAATGATCTTAACGTCCGGCAACAAGAATGACAGTACGGAAAAAGCAAACAGTACGGGGTACTGCACCGCCATTTTTAATACTAATGCCGTCCGCAGCCCTTTGCTGATTAAAAACCTGCACTTGCTGCCGTTTGGCAGCGTAACAGAACCCCAGCCGTACCAAAGGAAGGTGGTAATAATGTTACACAGAGTATAACTCTTACCTGTGGTTTTTAAGTAGTTGTTGCACTCAATAGCTATCCGCAACATGACATCTGTAAACAGTAAAGCCAGTGTGAAAAGTATCGTTCCAATAATATCGGCGGCGGCATTTGCGGGAATGGCGTAATCAAATCCGCCTGTTATCTGCTGATATACATACGGTGACGTGATAATAATTTCATTCAAAATGACACCTCTATTATTTGATTACAGGGATATGGGTGTTGTAAGTGATTTTCTTTAATTCTTTCAAGTCTTTTGCCGTCTCGATAGCATTATATGTCGCCCGCCATTCTGCCCGTGCTTTTTTCATCGGATCGTACTGTTCGGCGGTTAAAACACCCTCGATGAATTTCGTCACGTTATAGTCCGTATCTGACAGCAACTGTTTTAACTCAGCTAATTCGGCGGCTTGTAAACGAGCATATTCGATGGCGTCCAACTCTTCCTGCGTAGGCAGCAGCGGTGCCTGCAGCTTACCGTCACGATATTCATAATTACCGGCAATGGACTCTTGCCATTCTGATTCTGTCTGCGTAATATGAATAGCATCCGGATATTCGGCTTTTGCTTTTTCCGTAAGTTCTTCTATTGTTTCACCGTGAATACCAACAGCAAAAGTTGTTATACGTAATCCAGTTTCCTTCGAATAAATAGATATGTAGTTTTTATTTTCCATCTTTCTAACCTCCTTTACTTGCCAATAGCAATATACTGAAAGCCCGTTTCACCGCTATAGCCAAAATCTGGATGGCGACGCCATATTTTAAATTTAGTATTTGAGGTAGGATAAAAAGCCAATGTATACGCCGCACTCCCAACATCATTACCGACAAGAATAAAGCATGAATTAGGAAACGCCATCGGATAAGAAGCTTCAAACGGAGTATCTGGACTTGTTACAGTAGATGGAATCGTTCCATGTCCCCATTGTACAATCAAGCCGTTAGCCCATTTAATATAACCGCTTGAGGGATTTAGCAAACTTGCCACAACTCTGGCATTTTTAATTGTTTTATCCAAATCTAAAGGAATGTTTATATTTTGCGTTCCGTCAAAAGTTTTTTCAGATCCAGTTATAAAATCACCGACTATTTTAATAGCTTTTGCTGTATCCAGTTTTTTTGCGGCAGCGGTCGTAGCATTTGCTACCCATGCTGTGGTCGGGATTTTTTTACTATTGTCGTTTTGCGGGATTTGTAAATTAGTTTCGGCTACGCCAGCATATTCCGCCCAGTAATTTCCATTGTCATCTTGAACTACCCGCAGGTCAGACCATCCCTTGTTCACAACTCGATGACGTAACTGTACATTTTGGTTGTTTTTTTGACGAATGATGTTAATTTGCCCTATCAATTTATCATTTTTATCGCGCGCCATAACGATAGTTTCTTCATCTTCTCCGCTTCCGATCGCGGTTGAGTCTATACTTGTTGCTTTTTTTACATATTTAGACTTATTGATTAAGTCTCCGGTCAAAGTACCCCCGATAAGCTGTAAATAAGTAGTGTCTATCTTATTACCCGCCGCATCGTTAACGGCTTTTTCAGATTCTAAAACTTTAGTAATTACTATGTCTTTTTCTTCAGAACCGTCAAACCATACAGGTTCAGCATGTACTTTGCCTGTAATCCCAATTTTTCTTGGGACTTTTAATCTGGTTGCCGTTGCTGCGTTACCTGATATGCCCGTTGCGTGAGCGTTAGGATTTTTTTTATGCGTATCTAACGGCACTTTAGCAAATTTATTTAATGCATTACTTAAATTTTCGGACAATAACTGTGCGTCTGCATCATTAGCGTCAAAATCCTGACTTTGAATAAAATCGGCAACGGCTTTCCCGATCATACTAACCTGCCGATACAACTTATTATGCATAGCCGAAGACGCTACCCCGGATTGAACGCCTTTTTTTCTTTGTGTGTGATTTTCATAATCCGCATCGGACATAATGTTAGTTTTTGATTCATCAAAAACCTTGAAATTATTATCAGCCATTTGACCATTCTCCTTTTTCGTAACCGGCAAACGTCGCCGTGTCTAAATCGTAGGCGAATAATGGATTCGCGGAAATCTGCATATTAACTCTGACACCCTCGGGTTTCGGTATAATATAGCCCAGCTCAATCATTTCTTTTAATTGTTCATCGCTAACGCCGACTAATGACACGTCAATCGTCATATCTTGATTGTCGCGGATCGATATTGTGATATCCGGCAGTAACGCCCGCCATCGTTCCTGCAGCGATTCAATACCGCCATCCCAATTCATTTTCGCAATCGTTGCGTTTAATAATATTCGGTATAACTCATCCGACAATATACTGCTTGCGCCGTTCTTCGCATTAAACAGCATTACCCGCGATCGCCCGAGATACAAGCCAATAGTATCAAGTTGCGTCCCTGCCGCTGTATTGATATTAAATGCATCCGGCATATCAAATGATATCTGCATCGGATCGTCAGTGTAACCGAGCAACAATTTCATCATTTCCGCATATTTCGGTTTGTCACGATGCTCCGATGTGATGCAATCTAAATAACCTTCGTATAACGCCATGATTACACCTCTTCGGCTGTGATCGTGCAGGAATTATATTGCGCCACCTGATTAAACGATATCGGTATATTAGCAACGGTCGGGTTACTGCCCGCAATACCTACCTTCACTTCGACGACACTAAAAGTTGGGTTCGTGATGTCGGCAATTGCCCGTGCCGCAACCGCCCAGATACTTGACAGATAGACGGATTGCCCGATTGCAAGGATCTGCAGATAATATTTCACATAATTAATTATTGCCGCTTCTACTTCTTTTGTGTAACCGGTTAGTTTTTTCACCCGCACCTGCACGGAAACTTTCTTATATATAGGACGAAAGAATTTAATATTCGTTGACACATTTTCGGTATTCAATACCGGTACCGTCGTTGTGCCGTACGTCCCGCAGCCCGGTGATTTCCGCAGGTATATAGCTTTCGCAATATCCATATCGTTTCCACCTTCCACGATGGCAGAAATCGAATGCCCGGGAATACCGTTACTATCGGTTAAATTTGTGTCATTTTCCAAGACGGAATAACGTGTCACGCCAGACACTGCGGCAATAGCTCCTTTAGTCGATTCAAGCACCGTCCGTGACGGATTCGCAACTGAAATCGTCTGCCGCGCCCGTAACTGCACATCTGTTTCTACCGGCTGTCCGAGCACCGCTTGTTCCGGATTCGTAACGGATGTCCAGCCTTTCATCGGTGTAACGATACCGGTGACAGTGCCAGCCGGTGCGCCGACAGCTCCGATTTTTGCGCAGGTTGCCGTGGCTGTAGCATGTCCTGTTGTATCAATGTCCACTCGATACGGCAATTTCCACTGCACGGCATTAACGTCACGGACGATGCCAGAAATTATTCGAGTCCCCGGCTCTCCGGTTAATGTAACCTGCACTGTACTATATGACGCCTTTTTGCGTGTCAACCCATTGATTTTAACGAGCGCATCTAACGCAGTACCGATTGCCGTTTTCGGTGACCGGTTATTATAATCCAACTCGACCGCTTGGAACGTATCGTAAATTTTGAGAGCAAAAATACTGATCATCAGGTAATCCTGACTGTCATTTCCGAGGTATATGTCCTGTCCGTAAATCTGCCGGAAATGATCTATCATATCATCCCGGATATCGTTATATGTCGGATAATGATATCCTGACGCATCTATATACGGTTTAAAATATGCCATTTACAATGTCACCTCCGAAATCTGCACATCACCATAATCTGTACTCACCGTACAGGAAAACGTGTATTGCCGGGAATCTCCATTCCAATACGAGTGGAATTCAATGATATCCTGCACGTGATCAGTGCCGGTTATGCGGTCACGCAAGAGCTGCTCTGCTGCTTTAATATCGCTATGACCTAATATTTTCTGCCAGAGCGGCAAGCCGTCATTCAAATCCTCCCACCATTCAGCCAGAAATAATAACAATCGCGTTTTAATCGCCTGCGCGCAAGCCTCCCGATCGGAGATATAATTTGCCGACCCGGCACCGAAAGTAAAGTCACCGTTTTCGTCCAATCGTCTGTATCTCATCTCGGCGTCCCCGTGCTACCGCCGCTATCTCCGCGGTGCGTATGATTATTCATGTTAATACCTCCTGCTTTTAGCGTGCCGGAAACCGTATGATTACCTCCGGTCTGTTCATTGCCGGACGTTAACAGGTTTCCGTTGATTTGCACATTCGCATTAATCGTAACCTGTCCCGGCTTTAAATCGATAAACGTGCCGCCGTCCTCCGTCCTGACCTGCACGGAGTTACCAGAATACCCTGGGACAGTGTGAGTTTGCGAGCGGAAACCGATAATCGCCATGCCGTCCGAGAGATCGTGTCTGCGACGTTCTACCTGATTTTGCACGCCGCCGGACTGCCACCATGCGTCAATGCAGGAATCGGCAAAAATCACCAAGCACTCGTCGCCGGGCGAAATTGGCAGTGTAACGCAATAGCCGCCGCCGGAGTAAACAAAAAACGGAACGTTGATGAGTAACGGTAATTCTACCCATTGATACGTTCCATTTATTTCAATTTTCTCTCGGATTGTCGGCTGTACAGATACAGTCTGCGATGAATAATTCACCTCTGTCACGACACCGGGAATCGCAACCCGGAGAGTGCGGGAAAAATCATTCCGCTCCCGCCGGGATTTGTCCAAATCACCGGCAGTTCGACTATCAATTGATATCAAGACCTCACCGTCCCATCTGCAGAATCAACCATAATCGGAAGCCCGGATTTTCCGTTTCTGCCGATTCCTATAATTTCCGTCAGCCATGTTTCGCCATGCGTATCACCAGAATGCACCAGCGAATAGACCTCGTATTCACCGGTCGGGTCAAAACGGGTGTTCTGATCAGCAACCTTGCCGCCTGCCGGCGACATATTCGGTTTCATCATTTGGCCGGTATCAACCGCCGTCCGCTGAATAATATCATTGTCAATTTTAATTAGCCCGTGAATCGTCACAACCGGATTAAGCAGCATGCGTATCCCAATACCATCATCTGTATATTCCGGCGTCCCGACCAATCCTGTTTGCGGGGTAAGATATAGACATTTATCATCCGGGATCGGGTCGGTATATTTTCGGATTTCCAATTTTCCGTTATCTACCTGCACAAACGAATCAGTCGTTCGTGCCTGATCGTCTAAAATATCAGCAGGATATCCGAAACAGACCTTACCTCGCGGCAAAGTCGTTTCTGGCAGGTTTTCTGATACGTGCTCAATTTCAATTGGATAATATGCCAGCTTTGCCGCAGCTTCAATCACATCTCGAGGTTTACTGCCCGCAGCGAGCGTCGTCCGCACAAAATTTCCGCCATAAAAACTCTTACCGTCAGCTGCAATAATTTCAAGCCGATAATTTATACCGTCTTCACGGTTCCGAAAAACCTGTATAATATCGCCATCAAATATCAACCCGTACTGCGCCGCATATCCGGCTTCAAGTTGGATATGGAATCCCTCTTTAATAATTTGCGCTTCCGTATCCGGAGCAAGGTTATAAATTACGATATGTGCAATAGACGGCTGTCCTAACGCATTTTTCTTGATTTCAAAGACAGTTCTGAGGTTCGATACGTCTAATGCCGTGGTTTCTTCGTATTGTATAAGTACATGCCACATGCGACCGTATAAGCCGAGATTGGCTGTCGTTGTAATTTCCTGTCTTGCACTCATGCCGTATCACTCCAGACAAGCAACCAATTGCTACCAAGATTTTTTGCATTTGGATATTCATCCTCCATCTGGTGAGCTTGGATAATGCAAGCGGAACCAATCTCGAGATATGAGTATTGCTCTAATATATTCTGTCCAGGCAGCATGGGCAGATTGTGTATCAACTCCGTGCCGTTGCCGTCGGATACCGATACATTCCAATATCCTGCAATCTCATTGTATCTCGTCGAAAATACTAATGTTATATTTTTACTGTCAACCGGTATTTTGCAGGAAAACGTGTTCCGAGGTTTCGCGGTAATCGGTATAATTGAGTACATCACTTACCTCCGATAGAATCGTTAATCGCAGATAATATACTTTCATTATTTGCCGGTGAATCTGTATCGACAGCCTGCGCACCGGAATTTGACGATCCCGTGGTTTGTGATCGTGCCGACACCTGCACTTCTGCGACCTGCGCCACGTCAATCTGCTCAAAATGCAGCGTGCAGGTCAGCCCGTGCAGGCTGCTTACGTCATCGGGCGCTTCGGCATGCACAAGCAACATATTATGATACGTTCCAAGCCGTGTCACAACATCCACCGGCGTGCGCGCAGAAATCATATTTGCAAACAGTGTCCACGCGGATATGCCGCGGTCGCCGGTAACTGCAGGCTGGCCGGGCGGTGCAAAGAAATTCGTAATCGGGACGATACTGTTAATCTGATTGTAACCGCTGATAACCGCGTCAAATAGCCTGTTCCCCGTCTTGATTGACCGGGAATACACTTCTGCATCGGACACCATCACGTCAATGTCAAGCTCCGCTGGTAGTAATATCGCATGATCAGTCATCACCGATCCGCTCTGCACCGGATAATGTGTCGCTTCCACGGATAAAGAATGATTTGTACGCATAATACCAGAAAATGCCGCCCCGCCGATTGTCCATTTTGGCGTATATAAAATATAGTCCTCGAAATTATTAAACGCTGTTGTGTAATCCAGAAGCGTTTGATTATTAAAAACTTTCGCGACATCTTTTGTAAAGTCCGTCCAGCTGGCGCGAGATGATGTGATTTCTTTACCGTAGTTTTTGATTGATGTAATTAAACTCACTGCATACCCGCCCCCCTGTCGTAAATATTACCGATATCACGTTCCGGCAGTACCTTTCTGATTTCTGATGCCGCCGCTCTGCCGATAGCCTGCGGATCGGCGTTATTGCCGTAGACATTGATGGTTACCGGCGCATTAACCGTATTCCTTGCGCTGCGGGAATCCGCAAAGCTGCTCGTCCCCGCAAGATTGCTAATCGTCCCCGTCCATTCGCCCCACTTTTGCTTTACTGCATTCCAGCCGTTTTCAAGTACCCTGCCTGTATTTGCTGCTCTTTCCAACAAAGACGGACTCCCGGACGGCGTTACATCCGGTTCCTGTGGCGGCGGGGGATTATTCCGTGCCCATTCGTCCGCTTCCTGTTGTATGATCGCTTTCGCGTCAGCACGTTCCGAGTCCCAGCGGTCATGTAATTGCTCGGCAGTAACGCCTTCACTGTTAGCCGTATATCCATTACGGACGTTATAGATTGCGTCAATCAATGCTTTTTGCGATTCAGCGGACATATTGATGGCACCTGCTCCGCCCATTGCCTGTATTGCCCGCTCGATGATATTCGTCCCGCCGCCATGCTGCACGGCAACTGACCAGACGGCTTCACGCACACCTCGAGATTGTTTTTCAATATTTAGCCCCGTACTATTCAGGATCTGCGCAACTTGCGGAGCATAATGCGTTTTTGCAATATACTGTCGCTGCGCTTCCCGGAACCCTTCGGGATCTTCACTGGCAATATCGCGCCATTCCTGATCAAAGTCTGCAGAGCCGACAGCTCCCGCATTTGATAAACGGTTATACCACTCGGTATTGATGCCGGACAAGTGCTGCAGGAAATCTGGTATATTATCTGGGATAATCTGCCAGCTGCCATACGCTCCACCGGAACCCCCTGTGGTACCCGGTGCGCCCTCGTATTTTGACGATAGCGCGCCCAGACGCTTGTCGGACAAGTCGACACCGCCAGAGAACATATTACCGATGAGAGCTTTTGCTCCGGCAAAATCACCCGTCAATAATTTACCGATGATATTCGCGAATTTTCCGATGCCGGAAATCATCTTTGCAATAGTAATAACAATTTGCTTAAGGACTTTTTTAAATGACGTCCAAGCGCGAGTTTTACTTGTAATGCCGTCACTGATTTTGAAGAATTTTAGAATTCCGTCAATCAATGACGATATGCCATTCACCAATGACGTGACGCCCTGTCCGAGAGAATCGAACGCTTCGGAAAACGCATTAACAGTTTCTGTATCGACGATATACGTCCATAATTCAGATAGTTTTTCAAAAAATTCCTCGCCGAGATATTCTGCTATATCGTAGATAGCTTTCGCCATCCGCTCAAACGCATCAACGAATGCCTGCAGCCTCCCCGAATGTTCAACCCAGTGGAAAAATCGACTGACATAATCCACCATGACTGACCATGCTTTATTGCATAACTCTAAAACACGATTCAGCTTTTCCCACTGCTCACCAAACAGACTTTTCTTGCCGTCCATGTAGGCGAAATAATCGTCTAAGAGTAGCAGCACCCCGCCGATGGCCATGGCCATCGCACCGATCGGTCCCGCAAGAAACGCAGCAATAGCAGTACCGAGGGCGAGAAACGCCACTCTGCCGTTATGCGGTAGCCGTTTCCAGAATTCGTTGATACGCTTACCGATGCCGGATAGAACCCGCCAGACGGCGAATGCGATATTTCGCACGAATCCGAAACCGGTCGCGATCGTTCGGGTAATGCGGGGCAAATTAGTGATGATGTAATCGTTGATGGTTTTTAGCGTTTTTTTTGCATCACCCAGAGGTTGCGCAAGGTCTTTGACAATATAGTAAGCGACCCACTGCATACCGGCTGCGATTTCCTGTTTCAGGCGCGTAAATTCAAATGCCAGTTCCTGCACTTGATTCATGGCGGCCTTATAGCCGCTACCTGCAGTCATTGCCGCACTGTCAGCCAATAACTGGCGATACTGTTCGCGGAGCTTCGGATTAATCTGTACTTCATTAGCCGATTTTCCGAGAGCGTCCAGCGCCATCTTCATTTGTTTCGCCTGCCCGGCCGTAACAAACATTGTCCGTCCCAGCGTTTCATACGCCATTTCCTGATCGACCATGGACTTTACGAGTGATACTCCGGACGCCACAATGCCACTAATCGCCGCCGCTACAAGTGCGCTGGCTTTCGCCAGTTTCGGAGCCAGCGATTCCATCCCGCCGACCATTTGATGGACGGAATTAACCGCTTTCTTTAACTCCGCAACCGACCGCGCGTCAACATCAGCACCCAGTTTCACCAGATACTCTTCAATGTAGTTTGCCGCCACTATACATCACCACCATTCATCATTTCCGCATATTCCTGTGCCCTGCGCTTGTTCTCCGCCTGTAAGATGATCATTTCATGAGCATCCAATAGATCGTCCAACGTGTAGGTACCATCAAATACTTCTTTCTGCTGCCACATGCCCTGCATGACAGGCAAGTAAGCAAAAGCGTTAATATTTACCGGCTCTGCGACGGCGTAACCTGCTGAATCCCTGACAACAGGGAAGTCAAGCCGTCTTCGCCGAAAAAACCGGATAAATTAAATACCAGTGCCTGCGTTGTAAGAACGAATACAGCAACCGCTTCTTTTTCTAATCCGATAACCGAGAAATTCCCGGACGCATCAACGACCGGCGTCGCCCCGGCAGGCAGGATTTCTTCGCATACCTGCAGGGCGGCATTCTGCAGCTTGTTAAATTCGCCATCGCTCATTGTTATGCTTGATACGATATCTTCCGGATTAACCACTTTAGACATGTCCGTGATGGTTTCCGCGCCCGATTTTATCTGCAGAATGGACGGCAGAAAACGCGACATGACGGTATAGAGGATGTAACTGCCGGTGCGTGCGTCGAATTTATTAATACGGAATTTTCGCTGCTTTCCGGCGATCGTCAATTCGATTTCCTAGTAATTCATAGTTCACCTCACGCCCGATTCAGCCGCTGAATATCGCCGAAAAGCAGCACCCAGCTGACATTCTGTCCCTGCGATTCGAACGGTTCATCCGGTTCTTTCTGAAATGCGCCGTAAGAGCAGGAAATCGTTTTGCTCATTTTCGGGGCGCGGATTGTCAAGCTGATCTGTGCCCATTCATCCGTAGATGCCGACCACAGATAATTAAACAGCCCCTGCAGCCAGTTATGCAGCGGAGATGTCTGCTGGGCATTGATAGATACAGTGCCATTGTTCCCTGCGATCTTGCTGGTCATGACAGAGCCGTCGGCAGCAATATTCTGCTGGGAGCGTTCCGTCGATTTGCTGACAGAAAAATTCCCGATACCCTCGCCGTTAACTGAAAACTGTCCGTAAGACGGATGAGAGATAACAGCGGTAACATCGGTAAAAGAATAAGTTGAATATCTCATACATTAGCCTCCTCTTAGCGGTTGACGTCAACCTGCACGACAACGGAATGAATAGCCCCGGCGAGCTTCAGTGCAATGTAGATCGGCGGTGCGATACGGTTATCACGATCAGACTGGGGCTGCTTATCAATCGGTTCCGACTGAATCAGATACCCGTTTGGCAGCGTATCACCGGCAGTCAGGTCGAGAATATCATTTCCCTTCCAGACGCCGGACGCCAAGAATCCGATCTTGTTGTACTCTTGGCAAACATCTTCCAATGCCCTGTGCAAGATCGTCATTCCGGCTTCTGTCTGCGGCACTTTCGCATTCTGTGTCAACCGATCCATGATAGCCAGCTGGCAATCATTTTTGAATTTATCAAGGAAAATAATCTCATCAAAGAATGAACCGTCGGCCATGACGCCTTCCTCAAGCATGTTATAGTAAGTGCCGCGGTTTACGTAGACATTACCATTTGCTCCCTTGATTTTTGTCACGGAATTTGACGGGAACACGGAAGTGGCATTCTCCGTTTCCACTCCGGCAAGAGTTTTGAATTTTAGCGTGAACGCAGAGTTAATCGTACCGGTCATAAATGCCATAGCATTTCCGATGGCGGCAGCCACAGCGTCGGGATGTTTCGTGGAAAACAGGCCGAAACAACGGCGATACAGTTTGTTCTTCGCTTTTACAAAAATACTGTTATCCGTAGCAGCAGCGTCATTTTCGGCATTGCCGGAGGTGTACGCATAGACTGTATCCGGCGTACAAGAATTGGTATACTCGAGATTCGCCAAGTGCTGTTCCGGCGTCTGTTCTTCACAGACAATACCAACATACCATTCATAGTTAGCTTCACGGCACGCCTTGAGTGCCTGTACGGCAGTTTCCGTTACAGACTTCACTGTGGCGATACAGCCGACCATGAATTTATCCGGTTTTTTGTTCTGCCCCATGAGCAGAGCTGCTGCTTTGTACAGACGATCGGATGTTTTGAATCCGTCCTGCAGCATTTCGTTTAAGGACGAATATTCGCGGACGCGTTCAGCGGCAGGAATAACATCCGTCTTGCCGATCAAGCAGCATACATTGAATCCTTTTCTGACTGCAGATCGCTGAGAAAGATTAACAATAATCTTGACAACGCTTGTCAGGTCTAACGGTTTAAGCGGCATATTAGCCTCCTTTTTAATAATCAGGGAGCGTTAACACTCCCTGTAAAATCATCTTGATTACCGGAATGCGGAACGGAATCGTGCGGAACGGTCAGTGTGACGTGTTCAATAGCTCCAACGTTTTCCGTGTCAACGTAAAGTTCGTTGTAGCGTAACGTCATATCAGACCGTTCCCACCATTGTCCGTTAAATAACTCCGGAGAACGTGTAATTGCAGGATTTGTAGGAACCAAGCAGACATTTTTACTCTCGAGAGTTCGGCGTGTCCGTTCCCAAAGCACACCTGCACGCACCCGATCCAGCCATTCATGCCCGTCCGTGCCGTAGCACGTCAGCAGTATATCCCAGACCCGTGTTCCGACGTGATCACGATATACGGTGCCGTTCTCGGTATGATAGACCGGCGTTCGGTCGTTACCGTAACTATCGTTTGCCTCATGCAGGAACATGAACAGTACGGTATCCGAAATCTTGAACCCCGGTGCGCCGTCTGTTGGGTACGACACCCGCACTGTAGAGCCGTTCACCGGCTGCTGCAAAATATCGCAGATAGCTGTTCGGAGCAAAGACTGCAGAGCTTTAATTTTCATTTGTCCCGTTCCTCCCGAGCATAATTCCGATCATCTTCGTATAGCCGGAATCCTGCCAATTCTCAAGATGCATAATTTTATAAGTATTGCCCGCATACCGTAGGCGCGGCGGCGGGCTGGCGGTTAAATCAAGGTCTATCGGCTTACGCGTCCAAAATGTAATCGAGCCGGATATCCGGTCGGCTTCCGGAAGCATCTCCAGATCGTCCTTACCCGTAGCACGGACAACACCGCTGACCGTTTCCGGAGCGGCCTGCGATACGACATACTCGCCGTCCTGCCACTCGCCCTGATTTTTAACAATCTGGAACGTAGTGACGAAATCCGGATCATCAAGCAGAAACGAAATATCCAGCATACAATCAATCCTTTCTGACTACATAAGTGATAGCCTCCTGCATGGCACCAGTATCGATGAGCGGGCGGCTTGAACCTTTCAGCTCAATCGTTCGCGGACTGTTCGGTGCCCATCCATTGCGCGGATCGGTAAACCATTTCTTGGCGTACGATGCCGCCAGATTACCCGCACTCCGCAGACCTCGGTCACTCTTAGTCTGCAAATATTGTTTAACGCCAGTATTCATCGACCGGGCAATAACGGCTTTATTAGCCGCGATGGCAGGTTCAAGGACAGGACGCGGCGGCGAAGCCCACAACGGGGAGCCGTGAGCTTGCAAATACAACTCATGAGCTGCGCTGTATTTCATGCCGCTCTCGACGTTCTTATCCATTTCCTGCCGCATGGCTTTTCTGCGGACGCCATGGCTATGCAGGTACAGCAGTTCAGAGCTGGTTACCGATTCGCCGTCACGTGCCGTTCTGTCAGATGGTATACCGACTAATACGCCGATTTTTCCCAGTTCTTTCATGCGGGCTGCCAAGTCAAAATTGGCGCGTTGCTTCTTTACTACAGTCAAACCCATATCGTCACCAGATCGTCATACCGCCCATGGCGGCAACCTTTGCCAGCTGCACAAACTGCTGCCCGTATACAGTCTGAGAAAATGTCCCCCAGCCTGCCGATTCACTCGCAACCGAGCCGAAATCATACCCGACAGACATATCTGCAACCGATTTACTCGTGGCGATGCCACGGGATAATCCGGCATTGATAATCTGCTGCGTGCTTGCGCCTTCCGGCGTGGACGACTGCAGGTATAGCGTAAGAAAATGGGCAATATATAACCCCATGCCCATCTCCCACAAGTCATTCCAGCGGTCATACTGCAGGCAGTTCATAGCCATCTTGAGCCATGCTTTTCTGACAACTTCCGGCACGTCTTTAAACTGCGGATACATCGTGAGGAAATCATCCATTGTATATGCGGGATTATTATCACTGCTTCGCACATTCGACGCAGCAGCGATAATCCCGTATATATTCATCAGTCACCTCTGGCCGCTTTGACGGCTTCAAGAAGTTCAGCTTTTGTGGACTTATCAGACAATTCCAGTCCCAGCGCTTCACCGGCAGCCAGCAGTTCCGCTTTCGTCATATCGTCCAGCGGATCGGCAGCGGCAGGCTTATCGTCAGGGATTGTGATAATTCCGTCCTGCACCGCCCAGTCAAACATCGGATCGGCTTTAATCCAATCCGGGGCATCAATTAAATCCATTTCACGGGTGGCGAAAATCGCCCCGGTTTCCGGATTGCGGAAGCCTACCCGCTTATGAGCAAAGATAACCATAGCTACCTCCTTGATTAAATGCCGTCACGATAGACGAACGGTTCAGTGTAGTGTACCTTAACCTGACCGACAGCAGACACATACAAGCTGTCGTAGGATGCATTCGCAACTACCGGCTGTGTCATTGCACGAGTGAGCGGCACCGGAACATCCATGCCGACGAAGCGTTCTTCATTGACATAGCAGATCATGCGGTCTTTCTGTCCGACGCCCGCTTTTTCGCACCAGCGGCATTCGCCGATAAACAGGTCGACGCCCTTATTCTTAGCAATGTTATTCTGCTTGAGATATTCAAGAATGGAGATTGCACCGTTCACGCCGGCGATGGAAACCATAGTAGTTACCAGATACCCATACTGTGTCGGCGGAATCAGAATATGGTTCGGAATAGCATTCTGGTCGTACCCAGAAGCAGCCCAACCCGCCATAATAGCCTCGTTGATATCCGTGAGGATTTCAAGCGGCGTTTTCTTCTTCCAATCAGTAGCGGACGCAGCACCTGTAGCAACAGAAACCGGTGTTACTTTAGACTGGTTCACCAGCCCTTCGGTACCGTAATCTGCATTGCCGATATAAGTATTGCTGTCCATGTACTTGTCGTAATCAAGACGGATACCGGTGTTATAAATCTGTTCGATAGAGCGTCCGGTTACTGCGCCACGCTGCATATCCACAAATTTAACGCCCATGGTAATTTCATAAGGCAACACCTTAAATACGTCTTTACCGACGTTCGCCTGAATTCTGCGGATTGCGTTCTGGATGCCGCCGGTTTCGGAGTTACCGCCGACCGCAGCATAGTCGACATTCATCGCGCTTGTGGATTCTACCCATCCGCCGCCGGACTGAATACTAATATCACGGGGATATGTAGTGCTTGTCAACGGTTCGCGCAGTTTCGGATCAATTTTCTCGAGTTCAGAAACGAGAAAAGACAGTCCACCGGAAATCGCGGAGCTGTCAAAAGTCGGTACGGCATTTCCGTACATAGATGGCATAGTGATTTTTTTACCCATAATTATTATTTACCTCCTGTTAAACGCCCTGACGGGTCACAATAACAACTTCCGCAACGTTATTAGCGTCTTTGCCGGTCGCCCACTTTGCATTAGTGAGTTGTACCGTATTAGTTGCATCTGCAGCTGCTGCAAATTCTCCCATTTTGTGACCGCTTGCGGCTGCTTTGTATACATGCACGGCACCGCCCACAGTCGGATTTCCTGCAACACATTCAACCATGACCGCACCGCGTTCGAGAATATCGCAGTTTTCATTGGCTGCATAATATCCGTGGTTCTGATCAGGATAAACGAGCGCGGACTTTATACGGCGCATAGCAACGCCTGCAAATGCAGCAGCGGTGCCTGCCCCTGCACCCAGTAGCGTGCAGGTTCCGTCAGCACCGATTTCAACAGCAGCACCGAACGGGATATTCGCAGCACCTTTCTTTACCGGTCTGGTACGAGAAATTTCATCCCCCTGACGGCTAATCTGTCCGGGATATCCGAAATTAAGAGTTTTTCCAATAACTGTTCCTGGCATAATTATTTACCTTCCTTTCTGTAATGAGGATTCATTTTTCTGCAGGCTTCCCCGAAATCGGATGCATGAGCCATGCCATGGTCTGCAGCTTTTGCATGCAGCATTTTAGCGAAAACTGAATTATCCTTTTTCTGCGGTATCAGTGCGCCACGAAGTCCATCAACGACTTTTTGCCGCTGATCATCCGGCAGTGCTGCGATAGTCGGTTTAATCGCCCGAAGAATAGAACGAGCTACCGCGCGGTCAACAGTCGGTTTTTCCGTTTCATCGTCCTCGTCTTCGGTTTTAATATTTTCCGGAGCTTCGGTGACGGACTCCTCGTTATCAATCGGATCTTCATCTTCAGATAATTCTTTCTCGAGATTGTCCAGATCGTCCGGTTCGCTGTCTTTCACGCGAGCTTCCAGATCGGCGATGCGCTTCATGAACGGCGCGAGCGCTGCATCAAGTGCTTTTTTTACTTCTTCCGTTACGTCTTCATCTTTCACTTCCGGCTTTACTTCCGGTTTGGTCTCCGGCTTTACTTCCGGTTCATTCATCGTGTCCATAGCTTCTTTCAAATCTTCCGGCGTGGTATCTTCATCTTTCGCAAAGACCGCCAGCATTCGACTTACAATATTACCTTTTTTACTCATTGTCTTACCTCCGTTTTTAATAACTGGTTTTGCATCTCTAATAGCTACCCGACTACCGGCTCGACCGTTATTCACAACGGCAATATGATTACAAACAATATTACATTGCTCCAAACCGCCGTCGCATTCCCGATAGTCACACAGATATCCTGCGGATATTTCACGTTTGCCTGCTTCAATTTCGGATATAAGCGTAGCATCATAGATGATCAAATCGCCGATAATCAAATCGGCATTTTCACCGGCACCCCTGCGGACATTCGCACAGGTACCGCGGATATAACCGGTCGCATTTCCCGGTTCTACAAATTCAGCAGGATGATCGTCCGTTACCGGTTTTCCCTCAAAGCTCGCTAAAGTAGACTTCTTAAAGACTTCTTCCGGTTTTCGGTACACTTTCACGATTGAGCTATCGCTCATTCCGACCTCGCTGCCCAGGTAGTCCTGCTCACCCGTCCGAGCAAGCGGGACATTATGACAGATTAAAAAGCCGTCTGTCGTCCGTGTCATATTAGGCGAAAAGCGGCTTCCGTAATAAGCCTGCATTATATCAGACCTCCTACCATTTTAATAACTGCCGATTTGTTCATACGTGTAATTTTTCCGTTTTTATGTACCGGTACCGTGTCCGGTATTTGTTCCGGCACAATAACCGGCTCCGGCGTACATCGGCAATTAAACGTGCCGCCGGGCGGATATCGACCATAGGGCTTCTGATATCCGGGAAATAACGCCTCCGGATTCGGCGGATCATCCCAAGAGCACAGGACGCCATCCATTTTTTTATGCGCCGATCGGGAGCGTTCATCCCGCACGCTGCGCCAGAAATACCAGTTATGCCCCAGATCCTGACAGTCCGCCTGAATCATAGCCGTGTGATACTTCGCCATTTCCGTGCGGGCAATCAGCTTTGACCTCGCCCGCGTTCGGTTCGGAAACAGTTTTAATATTTCCGCTTCGATATCTTCAGGCCTTCGTCCTTTCGCTGCCTGCTCAGCAGCGTAATCGCTAACTTGCTCCGCTGTAGATAAAGGCAGTGTTTGAATTAGCTCGGCGTTTTCGCATATCATTTCCTGCACTCGGTGCCCCCGCTGACTATCCATGGATTTCATCAAGCGCATATACATTTCACGCGTTTTAGAGTTATAGCGTGCAGCCTCACGCCAGTTTCTGCCGACATCAGCAAACAAGCCGGTAATCATGCGACCGGCCAGAGCTTCAGAAAACGCTTTAAATTCCTCGGTTTTTGACCAAGCGTCCATCGCCCGCTTAAATGCGGCATATGAGCTGCAGTCGCGGCATGTAAAAAGCGCCTGCTTTAACAGACGCTCCAATGCCCGCTGATACGCCAGCTCAATCCGCCGTCTCGGCTCCCATAGTGGCATATATAACCTCACAATTGATTTATCATCATAAGAGATATATAATCAAGACAGAAGAGATCAAGGTTGTTAGAAGAGTATGTCTTTCTAACGTAAAGTCATGAGAGTTAATCGTCTTCATGACTTCCTTGATCTTTTTTGTCATATACAAAATATCCGGTAACAAGAAAATTCAGTTTATCATTGAATATTTCAGGAGAAATAATAGCTTGATATTTACCTTTAGTAATCACAAAACGGCCACGCTTATTTATTTTCAACGTTCCATTTTCTATGGTGTCGGATAAATGCGAAACAAGTTCATCGACATCTTCATTTTCTTCCTTGCGACGTTTAATAATATGCTTCAGCCCGACTGCATCATTTCCCCAAATTAACGTGATGTCATCAATATCAGAACGAATAAATGCATTTTTAATATGCCCATTTTTACAATCAAGTAATTTTTGGACGGCAGCATCTCCGTGAGGAGCTTTATGCTCTTGCCCTAATAGATCAAGGCTTTCTTGCTTAAAGCCAATACTATTACCGCCACCGGAGCCACCGCCAGTAAATTTACCGTCATCACTGCGCGGATGTTTGCTTTCTTCGAAATCTGAATCCTGCGTTTCCATCGAAGACATGCCGGGGATATCCATTTCACCGGCGGCTTCCGGCTGATCAGACGCTGCTTCGATCTGCTCATCGGTAATGTTCGTCCACATGCCGGTCAGCTTGCTTGACCCCTGCAATTCTCGGAGTGCGGTCTTTTCTGATACCAGCCCCGCCGTATACGCCTGCACAACAGCTGCCGTCTGCTGGCTGCCAAGGCTCTGTTTTTCGTCATTACTCGGTCTGCGTACGGGATTAAATATATAGTCCAGATCGTCTGGCACTGCTCCCAACGCGGACATGCAAACAATCGGCAGTAGTTTATCTAATACAGGACGAAGCTGGGATTCCTGCGATTGCTCAATCGTGTCATAGTAATTGTCCATATCGGCATCACCGGTAGAATTCATACCTGCGGGAGATCGACCGAACAACTTCGTGACGGGAATCCCGCATGCCCCCGACACGTCCATCATGAACCGGTCATATACTTCGCCCAGCCCGGAAAATGTATACTGGTGCGATTCGTAGGAATCATCCTTACCGAGAATCTGAATGCCGTTATTATTCAGCATCATATTCAATCCCTCGAGCGTATTATATAAAGCCTGCTGCGACTTATCGCCGCCGTACGCCAAGAGCTGCTCCATCCCGTCAATTTTCATAACGCGGATGTTGGCCATGAACGTTAACAGAGCGATATTCCATGAAACGTTATCACGCTTTTTTAATTCCGAGAATACGTGTTCCATTTCAGACGTACCCCAGTAGTTCTCGGCTAATTTCTCGAGATACGGCATTTCACGGCCGGAGAACCGGCAGACGCGACTGTTGTGCAGTCGGATAACGCCCTGTCCTTCCGGCAGCGTAACTTCGTAATATTCCGGCATACCGAAATCCGGATCGGTGATATCGGTAATCAAATCGGCACTCGGCATTATGCCAGACCACCTGTCTATAATCAGTAATCCTTTAAACGCACCCGGCATCACACGATCCAGATCCAACGGCTCATCCATGTGATCAGCCTCACCGTCAATCATAATAATACCGGCAGCTCCACCGTACAGGCGTCCCCAATACAACCCGTTTAATATTTTTGAGTGCAGGCGTGTCTGGCGGATAATTTTTGATATTTGCTGTATCTGGTCGGGATTGATATCAGACTGTAAATCATAACCATTCTTCATCATATCTTGTGGGATTGTATTAATAATTTTCTGTACCACCCAATGTGACCGATATAGAGAGTTCAACACCTGCCAATTTTGAGTAAACCGTGTAAGCGGATATTCTGTCGCCTCGAGCAGATTCGGCATACCTGCGCCGCTGCGGGCAAGCGGATTTACAAACTCATCCAGTGTGAGTTTCCGCCCCACGTTCTGCCCGGCGTCGTTCGTCAAGCGGCGAGCTTTACTTTTCTTCTTCATAAGCAGACAGCCTCCAGCTTTTAATCATAGTTTTTACACAATAACGCATGGCATCGCATGCATGATCAGATTGTTTTACAGGCTTTTCCTGCCCGTGAGTTAATGCGGCTTTTTCGTCCCAGACGTAAGACGCCAGCTCATCTCGCATATTCCGGCATTGTTCGTGGATATGCAGGTGTAGTGTCCGAAACAGCATGGCCACCATACGGATTCCGTCATTGACGTCATTATCCGCGTCTTTTACACGATACCCCGCCTGTCGCAGTAGCACCTTAAAACTGGCGGCGGACGGGTCGATAATCACATAGTCGGGATCTTCATCGCCGACAAATTGCTTAAAGTCTTCCAGATACTCGGCATCGGATTTCTGCCGCCCCTCTTTGCGGGAATTGTAATAATATTCTTTGTCTAACCAGAGGTCGGTGCCATTATCGTAAATATCTAAAAAGACCATGGGATTAATCGTCCCATAGTCTATGGAAATATATCTCCGGCTCCGGCCACGCAACTGCTCCGGCCGCGTATTGTCATTATACAGATTCGCATCGGTAAACATATCATAAATGACGCCTTCGGCAATCACCCACAAGCCAAGAATCATACGCTTATACCAGACCCCCTGATACAAACGCATGTAGCGTTCTTTCACCTCTTCGGTGAGCGACAGATTGTCGTCGAGAGTGAAATGCAGATGCAGAATTCGCTTCTCTTCCGCCTTGTCAATGTAATCCGTTTTAATGTAATGGTACGGTGATTCCG